GATTTCAGTCATAAGCCAAAATGCGTGCTCTGGTGTAAATCCTGCTTTCCTTGCAGCTTTGTAACATTCGTGCAACGCAATGTAATGCGCATCAATCTTTGATGGATCAGGAGTGTGGCGAACTACGCGCCTATTGATCTTTGTCCGTTTAGTGGTTTTGCGTGTGTTCGCCATAGGAAAATTATTGCTTACTAATTAGAACGAACAGATCATCAACACGCTTTTCAAGTCGAGAACTTTGTAATTCCAATCTGCAAACTGTGTCCTTGATTGATGAGCCACCATTGGGCTTAAGTTCTTGCAGGTAAGATTTAATAACCCAGCGTAGAACCAACAATATACTGCTTGCAATAGCGCATGCGCCAACGGCTAAACCAACCCATTCGTTCGGTGTCATTTCGCATTAACGCCATAATCATGCTCAGCACCGGATGTTGGGTCAATTGCCTTAGCCAATGGTGCAACTAATGAACCTAGCAGAATTGCATACTCTGGTCGGATGTCAGCAACGATTGCCAACACGACAGTTAAACCACTAGCTGCAACAGCTCTTAGATATGACTTGATTGCTGCTTTGTGTTTCTTTGATAGTTTCATTATTTGCCTCCTAGTAGTGGGATGTTAAAGAACTCGCCTTTTTGATTTGGTTTGAATGAAACATGCAAATGTTTGTGGTGTGAATTTATGCCTCTGTATTTGCGCCACTTCCAACCCAACAATGGGGATGCAATCTTGCCAACATGGATTATGTAACTAATTCGCTTATCGGTTTTTGCAGCAACTCTAATTTGCTCGGCTAAATAAATGCTCATTTCAGGTTGATCGCATAATTTAGCATCGACATCGATAGCACAAACTTCACCAGTATTAGGCAACGGGTTGTGATCGCTCTTAGTGTTTTGGTGCTTTTCGTTCCCGATCCAACCATCCGACTTGCGAGATCGATCGGCAAAACTGTCGTCAATTTGCTCACGCATTTGAACAGCAGCTTTAGATAACCAAGCCTTCATTAGCCAAGTATCGTTTTAAGTTCATCAGCAGTTAAACCAATGCGATCAAGAAGTGCTGCGCGTTGTGCTGCTCTTGCTGCCTCTGGGTTTTTTATTTCATCCGGCAAACTTTTGTAAGCATCTTGCACTTGTTTCCAAGTTGGTTTAGTTCTTGTATCTAACCAATTAAGTTCATCAAAACATTCTTTAGTGTTTGCAGTAGTACTACCAAAATACTCTGCTGCTGGTAGTAATGCTTCAATTCCTAATGCTATATCCACAATTCCTCCTAGATTTTTTGTATTGCAATAGAAGCATAAACTTCTGTATAAAAATTATTAGCAGTTCCAAAGCCATCAGTTGCCCTTGTACTGCCACAGCGATGTTGCAATTCAAATACTTTTGTACCTGCTATTGTTATTTGACCTTGCAAAAATGAAAAATTACCATTTAATGTTGAGGTACTATTATAAGCATTTAGACCTAAAATAGCCTCAGTGCTATCTGTTATATTTTGCAACCTACAAATGTGCGAATTAACACCAAAAGCACCTGCATAAGCATTTATATAATAAGTTCCCGCAGGTAAAGTTATTTGGTTACTTGCTAATGATGCACCTGAGATACTGTTTATTTGTGTAGTTTGTAAATCTCTTGTCCTAAAAGCACCGTTTGTAAAAGTACCGCTAGTTGAAGTCATAGTTTTAGTATCGTTAAATACTGCGTATGTTGGACCACCAGCAGGTGTAGCCCAAGTTGGAACTCCTCCTGCTACTGTTAAAACTTGTCCTGTGCTACCAATTCCTAATCTAGTTTTTACATTTGCGGTAGATGAACGATAAGCAAGATCTGCAAGAGTTGTTTCAGGATTTAAGTTTTTAGTTGTTGTATCAATAGATGATCCAAGCGTGCGAATAGCAGCTGCGCCATCTTTAACCAGCGCGGTATCGTCTGGTGTAGTCCAGCCATAATTAGTAGTAGTTGCCATATTGTCCTTTATCTCAGGCTACGATTGTAGCGTATTCCCATGTCAAAGTTGGGCTTAAAGTGTTCCATGCCTCGCCAATTGGCACAGTATTCCAACGCATCGCCACTTGACTATAAGCCACAGGCGACAAGTTAATTGTCAGGAACAATTCGTTGAACCTAGTGCTCCATGACCAGCCTTCAACATAGCCTTCAAATTCACCACCTGAAATTTGTTCTGGTAGGTTTTGCAGGTTAAGCGGTTGCCCCATAAATACGCCTAGCAAATTATCTCGATCACTATTGTCAATCTCTGGATTTGTAATTGGGAAGGTAATGCTTTGGAATGCTGGTTGTGGAAAGGCTCTTTGAGCAATATATCGATCTGCCACAGCTTGAGCATCCACAGCTGAGTGAAGGACTGATTGAATGCTTTCGGCTTTGTAGCCATAAGTTGCTATTGAGGTTGCAGATGTTGCTGTTTTCTGTGAACCAAAATTGTTGCCGTAGTTTATGTAGATATCATTTCGGATATCACCTGATCTAGTAATAGTGCTAAGTCCTTGACCTAATGCATGATTAGCACTTAGATCAACATAGCCGTTAGTAAGCAAATAGTTTTGCCTGTGGTCTGCATCGGCATATCCGATATTGCCTTCATTGTCCTCGTATAAATATCCAAATGCTGAATTGGCAATAAGGCTTGCAATGTTGTAGATAGTATCTGTTTCGGCTGCTCTGTTTTCCATTGTGTATAAGCCCGGAGTATCAATTTCGCCAAGTCCTAGATTTAACGCATTAGCCCATGTTTCAGTTGCATCATAACCTGCCCAAGTTGTAGCTGCTGGCACATCATTCCAAGATCCGAGCAATACGCTAGACAATAGGTCATAAATCTGATTGCCATCCTCATCCTGTGAGATTGTGCCGGCATATAATTCTTTTGCTAATTTAACAAGTGATCCCATTGCGAGAACTGAGTATTCAATAACAGTTGCATTTGATCCAGTTGCGCCAACGCTGACTGTAATATCTGTTATGTCGCCACCAAAGATATTGACATAAGCAGCTGATGTATTTTTGACTTGCAGACTTAAACTATCGTTAATATCAAATGGCAAGGTTTGACCAGACAACGCCACAAATGTAATTTGCAAATAAGATGGATTTGGTTGCTGGTAAATGTCATCGCGACCAGCTTGATGCTGAATATCGCTTATTGCAATGTCTGTGTAATCAACACCTGCAACTGTAAGTTTCCAATCAGGCGACCATGCAGTCATTATCCTGCTGCTGCCCTAATTGCTTGATAACTAAGTGCTGGAGTAGATCGGGCTGCGCTTTGATTAACTACTTTTGCCACAGCTCTTGCAGCACCTTCCCCATCAATAGCATTAACTGTAATGTTTGTAACTTGACCCATACCGCCACCGCCAAAATTACCACTTGTTTTTGGAACACTTGGCAATGATGATCTACCTGCTGATGGTGCTGGGTTAGGTAATGCACCAATATTAACTCCGGGAATTATATTAACTACGCGGATAAGTTCATTGGCAAGTGATACAACCAAACCAATTGCTTCTCTTAGGAATGTGATAAATCCTGAAATGATGCCTGAGATACTTGCAATAGTCCTGCCAAAACTTGCAGCACCTTGTTGAGTTTGTGTTAAAGCTGCATTTAATCCTGCATCGCCTGTAAGTCCTGCAATAAATCCATTAAGCGTTGGAATGCCTTTGTCATTCAAGAAAGTAATGAATTGCTCGACAAATGGCAACAATGCAGATCCTAAACTTTCCTTAGCCTCATCAAATGCAACAGTTAATCGATCAATCTTGCCTTGAAAGGTTTCTGCGTTTGTAGCAGCTGCGCCACCATAGAGTTCTGCTAGTTTGGCTTGCACCTCAGTAAATGACAATGTTGATAATTCCGCTTTAGATAAGCCAAGTCCTAATCTGCCCAAAGATGTAACATTGCCATCTTGCGCCCGACCTAACGCGTTGGCTACCTGCTCTAAATCTTTACCAGATGCCTTGCTTATGTCTAACGCTAGTGTTAATAACTTTTGTGCTTCCTCAGTATCTTTAGTAGATACAGCCAATCTTTGTAGTGCCGGTCTAAGCTGATCGTCGGCAACACCTGTGGCAAGTGATGTTTTAAGGATCATGTCTTCAGTTGCCTTTATTTGAGCATCAGTAGCACCTGTAGCTTGTCTTAAAGCATTGGCTAATCTAAGTTGTGCTTGCTCATCCTCTATTGCAGCCTTGACCCCATCAACGGCTAATTTAGTGCCATAGGCAACGGCAGCAGCAGCAGCAACGGCAAATGCAGCAGCCGCCTTTTTTCCGAATGCTGAAATCTTTTGGCTGTTACTTTCAACCGCATTGTCAGCTTGATCTAATTTCTTTTTTAAGTCATCAATATCCGCAAGGATCTTGAGCGATAAGGTTCTACTATCTCTTGCCATTATGACCACTTATCCAAAATGCGATTGTATGCAGCTTCCCATCGGTTAATCAATTCAGGCTGAATTCTGCGAAGCGTTGGGTAGATAAACCAGCCACGCGAACCTCTGCCTTCCCGTCCTGAATATGCAGGAAACTGTTTGAACTTATTAGATCCAAACTCAACACCACCCCATAAGGTTTGCGTGTTAGCCCCACCTGAAAATTTCTGTCGTGCGAAACCATATTTGAACTCACCGATTTTGCTTGTCTTTGAGATGCTAACTCCGTCTGCAACTCTCTGCGCAACCTTGCCTGATTTTGTTCTGCCTCTAGCTGCTGTTTTAATTTCCTCAGCTGCATAAGTCGCCAAAAGATTAGATTGAACTCTTGCCTCTTCAGTCGCTTGCGCATCCATAACTTTGAAAGCCTTGAGAATATCGCGTATGTCATTGCGATTGTAAGCAATTGTTTCACTTGCCATACCTCGCCTCCAATACTTCTATCGCTGTCAAAATGTCGTCTGCATCAACCCATTCACTCATTGGTATGTTGGTGGCTATTGCCAACTCAACCAATAATCTGCTTAGGCTTCCTGCTGCGTGGCTTTTGGGTCTGCATCACCGACTATTACATCGCTGACTGTTTCCATCCATGCATCAAATGGTTTGATTGGCTTTCCAGCAGCTTCACGCTTGTGTGCGTTGTATGCTAAAAACATAAGATCCCACATGCCAAGTTTTTCTTTCGCTTGGCTTATGGTGTTGCCAGTTGTCTTTTCCCATTTAGCCCACTCAGGCGGTTGGGCAATATATGTTGCTTGCTCGCCTGAGTTATATTCAATTGTAATTGGTAACTTCATTTTTTTGCTCCCGTTTCTATTTCTTAACTAAATGTTTCGGTTACTGCTCCACCTGTGACTAGAAATTCGTATGCAACTGTTTGTGCATCCATTCCTGATCCACCAACTGTTGGGTAACTTGGCTTAATTGGGAATGAAAATGATGCGCCTGTTGCACTTACTAATGTGACTGTAATGTCTGTATCTGGTGCAGAATCGCATGCAGTCCAAAGTGCCTCACATACTGAACTCGTCTTGCCCCAATCGGCTAACATTTCTAGTGCGAATGTAGCTGATACATTTGTGGTTTTGTAAGCCTCGCCATCAAGTGTTTGATAAGTCTGTCGCTCTAAAACCTTTGTCAAAATTGCGCTGGTTGCTTGTGCTTCGATGTCTGTTCCACCTGTGAAAGACAACGAAATATCGCGACCGGTGATTACTGTGGTTGCCATTATTTCTCCTTAGACTGTGCGTGTGTAGTAGGTAGATACTCGAACATCTGCGATAAGCAAAGTCGATGCTCCGACTGTGGTAACTGTTGGTCTTTCGACCGAGCTGACAATATATCCTGCTGGAATTACTGCCAGAACGCTAATGACTAACTGCTCGATGTTATCAAGTGATGCAGGATTGCTGTTGTATGCAACTGCAACTGATATTGTAAAATTAACTTTTGCTCTGATATTGCTTTTGTTTATTGTTTCAAATTCTAAATATGGGCTATCAGGCACAACGACAACGGCTGGAGGAATAACTGTTTCAGGCACGAATGCATAAACATTTCCTGCAACGCTAGATATAGCAGTTGCTAAAGGTGTGCGGATCTGTTGAAGTATTGTTTCGTTGGGCATTTATTGACACATGCTTTCGGTGTCAATGTAACTTCCCAATATGCCCACACATTTATTGAATAAACTTCTGCCCATCCTAAAAGGAGTTGCAGTAAAATCTACTCCTTCAATTTGTCCGCCTCCTGCAAGTCTGGCTTGGAAGACTTCGACTGAAACTGTATAGACGGCTGATTGAACAGCTGCGTTTCCAACATAAGTTGATGCACCAGATAAGGTAGCAGTTCCGGATGGGATGACATTAGCCTCTTGTATATCGGCATTAACGATTGCAGCCGTAAAGGTGTATTGTCCAAGATCGTCTGCCAAAACTGTTCTTGTTCCGTTGTAAGGCGATCCGCATCCTGTAATGACAACTGATTGTCCTTCCGTAAATTCATGTATTCCCAATGTCGTAAATGTAGCAACATTGTCTGACAACGATACAGCTTGTATTGGTGCTTTGAATGTAACAAGCATTGGCAATATAACTGTTTCTGCGGTATCAATTATTTGGTTTAAGTAAGTGTCATCATAAAGAGAAGAAGATACGCCAAGCACACTTCTTAACTGACTAGCAGTAATAATTGTAGGCAAAACGCACCTTCCTCTCTATACTCCCATTTCTAGCTGCCTACCAGCGGGAGCACTAGTAGGCATTACGGGCTTAACTAGTTCTTGTTGAACCAAACTGCGCCACCAGCAATTTTAACTGCTAATGCGCCGTAGCCATAGTAAGCAACAGATACTTGACCGGTTGCTGTGATGTCTGAACGAAGTTGTAAGCGTGGACTCTCATACCATGTAAATGCATCTGGATTTACTACGATCATTGACTGATCTCCAGTTGTGTATCCATCAAGTGAGCGAGAAACATAAAGATCCAAGCCAGCAACATTTCCACGAAGTGATTGAGCAGAAACTACTCCACCAGCGTTTTGTGGTTGTGCTGCATTGTAGATTGGGCGACCGCTGTCGTTGTAGCCCATGATGTTGCCCCATTGTGTGCTGTTAACAATTAAGTTACGAGCAAATCCAAGTGAGCCAGAATAAACACTTGCTGCTGCTGCTGATGTGTAACCAAGCAATCCTGCTGCTGTGTTGTCTTGTGTAGCTGTTGCTAGTGCGCAAGATGATCCTAGAACTCCTGCAACATAAGCATCAGTTGTCTTTGCATAAGCATATTCCATTTGACGAACTAACTCATCAAAGAATGCTGGTGATGAACGATCAAGAAGTTCAACTGAGAATGTTTGTCCGCCAGCAAATTTCTTAACATCAACCTGAACAAATGATGATGCTTGATCGGTTGTATCAATTGCTGCTGCCTCTGCCTCAAGTGTTACTGTTGGAGCAGTTGTGATTTTAGGAATTTCAAATGTCATTCCTGATGCTGGCAGAACTCCGCGAGATAGTGCGTCAATTAAACCACGATCAGCATTTGAAATGCCGTTGATGATTTCAGTTGATTGTGGAGTTGGAATTAAACCAGAGTTGTTGCTGGTTGTGTCGGCAGCCATTACATACTGACGGCTTTCCTCTGAACCTAATGCAGCACGAACTGAGTGCTCCAAGTAAG